TTAAGGGTCGCGGCCCCAGCAGCGGTGCTGGAAGTCGTGTGAACTGCCCACTTGCCATACGACGCGGCGTAAAACTTTCCCGCCGATCGGGTCGGCTGCGGAATGGAGTTGCCCTGTTGTGCAAATAGTGCCGGATTGAATACCGCACAGAAAGTTGCGACAAGGGCCAAAAGCAATTTGCGAGTCTTCATTTCAATTTCCTCTCAAGAGAGATGATGAGATACCGTACTGCTGACTAGTCGACTAAAATTCTATCGGCCTAGTGAAAAATTGTCAAGGGCCAGAACCGCCGCCACCGAGATTTTGCTCCATACCGGCCTTTATTGATTCGGTCTGGTCGACGGGCGAGGCGCCGCCGGCCTCGGCTGAGTTGTCGGACGCTTCACCAGCGGAGGATTGCGCCGATCCGCCGCCTTTCGCGCCGCGTCCGGATCGAACCCCTGACTTGGAACTACTCCCGTTCTTACTGGCATTGCCTTCTCCTTTCGTTTGAGATTGTCGTTCTTGCATCGCCTGTTGCGCGAGCATTCCCATTCGACGCTCTTCGTGCATCTGACCGTGAGCGATGACGTTCTTATAGCCTAACTGATTTTCAACTTGAGCTTTCAGACCTTCCGCGCTAACGGCCCATTTCTTCACTGTCAACTCATGGATAGGATCGTTATCTTCCCATGCGATAGGAATAGAAGGTTCGAGTTTTGCAGTGACAGCTCCCGTCTGCGGATCTTGCACAGGAAATTGAAATGGTTTCTGTTGAAGTAGAAGCGCAATCTCATGCTTCTGCTTCATCCGATCATCCATCCCAGGAACATACAAATCCGGCAATCCAAGCATCGCCTTCGCAAACGGGATATTATCAAGATCAGAGAGGATCTCACCAACGATCGGATCGTTCGGCGCCATCGTCACCAGTTGCATAAATGTTGACTGCATCTGTTGCCAAAGGACAGGAAATTGCTCGTTCGTTTCTGGGTACGCATCAAAGTTTCCCTGCAGATCCTCAAGCCTAACGGACATTCCTTTCGCTTCGCCATCGGGACCTATAAGTGTGTAGACTTCATCCTTTGTGCGCCATCTGGAGAATTCTTTGACTGCAAGAAGCATAATGTCGGCCCAGAATAGCCGCAAGTGCAACCACGCTGTATAAAGACGACCGAGGGCAGATTCTTTGTCGGAAAGATAGGTGGTTGGTTTGAGTGATTGCTCAGTACCACCTGTAACTGTAGGAACTGCGCCTGAGACAAATTCTCCCAATGTACGTAGATCATCACCATGTTTGAACACCTCCCCGGCGATTTGTCCCGGCTTTCCTTCATACATCACGTTGTTGATAGGCTGAGAAATCGCCATTCGCAACGGGTAAAAGGTTCCAGGCGCGCGGCGATGATTCTTCATCGCTTTGTAGTTGATGACGTTTGCGTTGAAGAACGTACCAGGGCCGGCCGCAGCGTATTCAATCCACTCCATGATGAAATTTTGAACAGTGTTGAAGCGCTTTTGGATGGAGATTACTGAAGAGCCCATCGCGGGAGTGTATGCGCCCGCACCTTCGACGGCCTGACAAACACGGATATGATCGTCCATGCGCTCATTGCGAGCATCGAGGAGCTTGGTGGAATCAGCGAAGGCGAGATAGGCCCCGTCAGGGAAAATTTGTTGAAGAGCTTTCTGATCTTTGTCGTCCTTCATCATAAAGAAGGTGGACGGCCGCAACCAATAGCGTTTGAAGGTTACGAGATTTTGGTTAGACGTTCCATAGTACGAGACAGTAGGCTCCACAAGAGCCAAACGAGCGAAACGATCCCAGCTATCATAAGGACCGCTTCCCCAACCGCCTTGAAGATTCTTAGCACGATTTCCATACGTCCCCCGCAAACTCGCGATGTGAACTTCGTGAACGAGACCGTAATACGGCCAGTCATTCATATTCTGCGCCCACGGAGGCATTCGAGATTCGAGACCGCCGTGAAGCGAGATAACCTCTTGGCCGCGCGGAACTAATTTCGCGCCGACCTCGACGGGAACTTGGTCGTATTCGGCAGGACGGAAGTTGATTTCAGAGAGAGGCCGCGAGCACGTTGGACAAGTAAGTCCAGGCATCGGGGGCGCAGTTTGTGATTGGGTAGGATCCGCCTGCTCTCCACCAGTAAGAGACGAAGAGCCGCCCATTTGTAACTGGGCTGACGCAGGAGTACGTGCACCGCAGTACATACACTCATAGCCTGCTTCTTGTGCGACGGCTTTTTCATAGGCGATTTCAGGTTCTTCTTTCCAGCCGAAGCGTTCAGCATCTTCGAGGTAACGAACGTAAGCGACGATTACGCCGTGTGTGTAGAGAAGGTAAGCGGCACGAGCGTTGAGGAGCTGAATTTTGTTATTTCGCTCGATAAGCGGAGTGACCGATGCGGCGCTATTTGCTGCAAGTACGTCAGACTCACGAGTGAAATCGGAGGCGAGAAAGCGAGTCGTCGGCATTTTCTGGCCGAGAGTGGAGACGATTGCGGAGCCGAGGGCTCGATATATGTTGGTTTGGAAGGTGAAGCGTTGTCCGGTCTCGCCAATTTTGGAGAGGGTCTCGGTTGTTGGGACTCTCCATACATCTGCCTTAGCGTCGTAGTAGCCTATTCAACCGAGCTGCAGGTCCTTCCAGAACGACTCACTTTCAAAGAAGTCGCGGTTCAAAAAACGCCAGACGGGATAACTTTCTCGCTCGAACTCAAGTACTAAATCAATTAACTTCTTTTCAAGATCAGGCGTCAACCCTTCTAAAAGAGTTTCATCCTTATTCGATTCTTCATCGTCAGGATCATCGCCTTTCAACAAATCTTCTTCTGTCTCAGGCGACGTTTCTTGCGTTGTCGGATCTTCTGAACCGGCTTGCGGAAATCCCGATGCGTAGGAGGCCATAGCAGCTCGTTTTCACACCCCCTTTCCCGGCCGAGCAAGAACGCGCTGAAACTCCTGCGCCGTTTTCTTGCCTTTGGAAGCATTGCAAGGTCTGCAAGCTGGCACGATATTATCGATGACGTTCTTACCACCGCGAGATAAAGGAGTCATGTGCTCAATAACGAGCGTCTTTTCATCAAGCGGCTTAGAGCAATAATAACACTGCATCCCAAGTTTGGCTAGTTTGTCCAACCACTCTTGTTCTGTAAAAGAGCCGCCTTCTCGAATTTGAGCGCGGCGAGCATGATTTCTAGCTTTCCATTTCGCGGGATGAAGTTGATAATCCCGTTGTGCCCGATCACGATAGTAGGCAAGATTATTAGATCTCCAGCGTTTACCAGAGGCTAGTCTTTTCTCTCGATTCTTCTTCCAATCGCGCTTGTGCTCTTCCTGCCGCCTCGCAGGATTTAATTTTCGCCAATTTTGAACGTTGCTACGAACCCTTTCAGGATTTGCTTCAGCCCATCGTTTCGCGCGAGCACGAGCCTTTTCTTTCTGTTCTTCAGAAAGAGGATATAGAGCACGGCGAACTCTCTGCTGCTCTAATCGTCGTTGTGTCCAAGCAACAGAGGCCATTTAATTAGCAGAATCTCTCTTTTCTTGTGCGGTACGAACGGGCTCACGAGGTTTCAAATACTCTTCGCGTGCCCGCAGAAAATTGTTCTTGAATTGCTGCTTTAACGATTCGACGCCCTTCTGCTCTTCCTCAGTCAACTCCTCTTCACTTCTCGCAATGGCGGCGAGCTGAGTTTCCGGTTCCAGACCTGCATCCTCACGGAACGACTCCGATTCCTTACTGGCGAGAAGTTGCGCGAACGTCGGGAACCCACCAAATTCAAGTTCTTTTTCTGCCGCTTTCGCCATCGCTTCTTTCACAAGAGAAGGATTTTCCGCAACGACAGCAGCATCTTTCGGAAGTTCAAGCGGTGCGCCGGTGGTAAGATGGAGAATACGATCAAGGAGCTTCGACTTCTCCATTTCATTTTTCTCGACCCGCTCTTCCAAACTTCTCACATACGGAGAGAAATATCCGAGTAAGGACTTCATCGATATCCGCTCCTTGCACCACGCGGCGTCTTCGTTTTCTCAATCTTCGGCCGCGGAGACGAAGGGAACCTAAACGCTGCCTTCTCCGCGTTCGCTGGCGAA